GTTAGGGCCCCAGAGTCGTAAGACTTAACCTCCACATTCGGAGTAGGAGCATGAGTCGAAACCGTATACAATACAGTCGGGCCTTTTCAGGCACTTGGCATTATCTTGATAGTCCGGTAGGTGACATCACTGGACATTGGTTTACCGATGGGTATGACCAATGCTATGACGAACCTGGACCTGGAGATAACGCTCCGTTTAGTGTCGAATCTCTTCGATACTCAGGCGGGCGTATCTTCAGTAACTCCACCAATAGCAACTATTTTAACGATAGAGCTTGCGGATGGATCCGTTCTAACAACGCTGCTGCCAAGACTCATGTCTTTAACTCTTATCCTCCAGATGGCGATCTTGCGGTTCAGCTAATGAAACGCACGAATCCAAGTCGACCTTATGTCGATTGGGTGGCTAATCTGGCTCAAATGAAACTTATGCCAAAGCTTTTAAAAGATGAAGTTGGCGAGCTATTGTCTTTAAAACACAATGCTCGTGACTTCCTCAATTATGAGTTTAACATAAGGCCCACGCTTGACGACCTTAGAAAACTGTTTGACTTTCAAAATCAAACAGAAAGGCGCATTCGTGAGCTCACTCGTATGAGGGATAAGGGTATTAAGCGTACTATTAGTCTTTTCGAACGCGGCGGTGAGGAGTTAATCCATGGCGTCGTGTTCGAGTCCCTTGGCGTTCTAGCCTCTGGGTCTCTAAGGAAAAGTACTAATATGATCATTAAGGGTCATGCTCGGTGGAATCCCGAGTTTGGTTTACAACCCAGTGATCAGCAAATAATGCTGCAAGCAAGGTCTGCAGTGCTCGGCGTAACAGCCGATCTGTCTACCTTGTGGCAGGCATTACCGTGGTCGTGGCTTATAGATTGGTTTACGAACGTTGGCGATTATCTCGCTGCCAATCGTAATATCTGTAATGCCACATGCTCAGGCTTACGTCTGATGCATCACGGTTTAACACGTACCCAATCGACTAACGATCTTTTTGTTAGTCCTGGTTATACGATGACGCCTGTTCAGGCGACATACGAGACCAAGGATCGTGTTATTGCTACGCCTACTCTCGAAGCCCAGTTTCCCATCCTCTCGGGTGAGCAACTGGGAATCCTTGGGTCGATTGGTGTCCTTAGTCGGCACTGAGCCGACTTTGAACGTCTAGCATTTGCTGGGCAAACACTAACCAACCTAAGTCAAGGAGTAACACCATGTTTTCTGAAACCATTTCGCTGAGCATCTATGGATCTACTGTGAATTTTCACAAGATCAACCAGGACAAGTACTCTTCGGAGTACATGTACAAGGATGCAAACGGAGAAATCCGTCTTAACATCCGTAATACGAGCTACGTGGACAAGAAAGTCCCGGGGCTGCGTATTGATCGCCACAATTACGAAGTAATTGGGGTGACCTGGGCAACTGGCGGCGCCACGCACGATACGGTACTGAAGGCTTACGGTGTATTTGAGGTTCCCTCAAATGCAACGCAGCTGCAGGTTACCGATTTCGTACCTGGTGTATTCGCGTTTTTGACAAGCGCGAACGTCGTCAAGATGTTCAATTTCGAGTCCTAAGGGTTCCACCCTAAGAGTTATTAGCTAACTCGGACAAGATGAAGGTTTCAGGCAGGATTCTAACCCTCTTGTTAAAGGAGAGCATAGATGAAAAGCCTGGCTAGTGGATTACTCCACGTCGCATCCGGCGTCTTAGAAGACGTTCGGGTGGCATATCCTACCTACGGTGGTGTTGTGAAGGATAAATCACGACTCACCCGTTTGTTAGAAGATAGAGGTCTAGGATTGTTTTCCCTAGATCTCCCCTCTCTCGATTCCATCCTTACGGATGGGCTTGAGAATGGGCGCCTATGTCTCCAAGGATCGCTCTCACGAGCGGTCTCCAAAGAGGTCAGGGTGCCGAGATTATTCTCGGGACTCTGGTTGCGCATCTTTTACAAAGATGGTAGTCTCAGACGAGATGTCGATCCGACGGCAATCTTCATGCTTCGGCAGCTTTGCTGCCTCGGTAAAAAGATTTCCAACGGGTGCTCCAAAAAGCGCCTTAGGAAAGCGTTTAAGGAGTACATACATGTCGACAGTCAAATCCGTCCTCCCACTCTTGAGTGGGCTCTTGACGATTTTGATCGGAGTAACCTCGTGCGTCGCATTCACCTTCGTGACTGCGTGGATAGTAGCCTTCCTCTTTATCCAGAACGGATTGAAGACGGAAGTCGAACATCCAGCAAGAGAGTACTACGGCTCATCGACAGTGTCCAGCGAGTTGCTGACACCATCGCCGACTCGTTCCGAACCTTCGACTCGTACCACCAATCCGGTGGATATGAGGGCGTGGAATTCGGCTCGATCGGTCTGAGACATGGACCAGGTGCAGTTGCTGACCCAAATTCGGATAAAGATAAGTATTCTTTCCCGAATTGGCCAGCTAAGCTGGAACGTTTGTTCCCTTGGTCGACTACTGGTACGATTGCCAGTACCGATCCAAGTCAACGTCCTATTAACCATGAAGTCAGTTCCAAGCTTATCGCTGTTCCAAAAACAGCGAAAGGCCCAAGACTGATAGCAGCTGAGCCTACTGCGCACCAGTGGTGCCAGCAGCTCATGTTGCACTTCATGGCCGAGGAGTTAGAACGGCCTTTATTGAAGCCGTTCATCAACCTTCGCGACCAAAGTATCTCTGGTCGAATGGCGTTAGAAGCTTCCCGTACCGGAAAGACTGCTACTATTGACTTAAGTAGCGCGTCTGACCGTCTGTCCTGCTGGTTAGTTGAGAGAATATTCAGGAGTAATCCTGACTTTCTTCAACATCTCCATGCAGTTCGGACACGTTACATCAGAATTCCTTCCGATGACAAACGTGGTGAGGTCGAGTACTTGCGCTTGCGCAAGTTCGCATCTCAGGGAACTGCCGTCACCTTCCCAGTACAATCAGTGGTTTTCCTCTGTATTGTACTTGGCTGTTGCTTAAACGGCAACGTGTCGAGAAAATCAATACTCTCGATGAAGGGACGGGTCCAGGTGTTTGGAGACGATATTATCGTTCCAAGCGCCGGGTATGCTGATGTCTGCGAAATGCTTGACTTATTCGGCTTGAAGGTTAACCAGGAGAAATCCTTCGTTAACGGTCAGTTCCGAGAGTCTTGCGGCGTGGACGCATGGGGTGGCTATGATGTCACCCCGTGCAAGCCACAATCACTGACATCCGACGGTCCCAACGGCCGTCTGTCTCTGATTGACACAAGCAATAATCTCTTTAATAAAGGACTATGGCATGCATCAGAATCAGTTAGACAGCTACTCCCATCGGTCGCGCGAAGAGCGCTACCTATCTGTGGCCCGCAACAGAATCCGACTCGAGATGTTTCACATCCGAGAAGGAAGGGAGTTCGGCACGTTGGAGGTCTTGGCTGGGCATCCTTCTGTGGGAGCAAGGTTGATCACCTTAAAAGGCGATACAACCCGCGCTTACATAGAGAGGAGTTTCGAACTTGGTCTTGTGATAACAAGACCGTGGTTCGAACGCCCAGACGCGACATGGCTGGAACACTTCTTCAGTTCTTCACTGAAGCTCGAGTGCCTAAAGGTTGGACCCTTGATGGGCCTAAACCGATAGAACTCGGAGTTCCGACCAAACCGAAGATCGCGGACGGTCTTCGGTGGGAGCCCCTCTACTCTGTTCTAGGGTAGAGGGTCGTTGCGCTAACGCGCAACTGGGAGCTGACATTGC